AACTTACCAACAAAGAATATCTTATCGTTAAACAACAAGAATGGCAAAGGGAATTATCCCTTGAAAAGTCCATAAACTTTTATCAAAACTTAAAGAAGTAAGATTATGGGAAGACCAGTATTATCACCGACACAAGTTCGTAAAATTAAAATGTTATTGGAAACGGGGGATTACACCCATCAACAAATCGCAGAAAAATACAAAGTATCACGAACACAGATTACCAAAATCAATATCGGGTTGAAGAACCCTATGGATAAAAACGGAAGGTGGGGAGATATAGAGCTCTAACCAAAAGTCCTAAAGGATTTATTATCATTTAACAATATAAATGATATTATTTTTTTTTCTTATGAAAAGAAAAATAATATCATATTGTATAATGTAAATAATAAACCTTTGGAAATCTAAAAAAAAAGTTTTAACTTTGACGATATGATAAAAGATTTTGAGAATAAGATGTTGAAATCCATTTTCAACAAACCCAGTATTCTAATCAAGAATATTGAATACATTACCCGTGATGAAATATTTGTTGAAAAGTATAACAAGTATATTCTTCAACACATTATAGAATATTACGGAAAGTATAATGAAGTCCCAAGTATAGATTTCGTTTGTGATATGATTATCAACGAAGGTGTAGCACCACAGATTACTAAAATCTGTATAGACCATTTGTTATTGGTAATTGACCCAATAGAACTTACTGAAGGTGAAATGAACTATTTGGAAGACAACATCAAGAAAAGATTAAAGGACAATATTGTTTCCAAAACTGCGAACAAGATTGAAAAACTATCAAGTGAAGAATTGGAAAAGGTGATTGTTGATGTGAATAATCTTCAACAAGAAAACCCGAACTACGAAACCATATTCCTTTGGGAAGAACTTGAAGAAGAAACAAGACAACCAATTCCAACCAAATTGGAATTGATTGATGAATACGGAATAGCAAAAGGTGAATTGGGATTGTTGTTGGCAGGAACAGGTGTGGGTAAATCCGTATTTCTAACCTATCTGGCAAATAATTTTATGTTGAATGGATACAAGACATTACACATAGTATTTGAGGGTCATAGAAACACTTATTTAAGAGCACACAGAACCAAACTTGGTAATCCTTCAACGGACGACTTACGAAGGGGAAAGACAATTTCCAACCTTCGTTTAGTCCAAATGAAATCAAATAACACAACAACCAAAGATATTGAAGCACTAATCAATAACACAATTCAAGATGGTTTTATTCCTGATGTGATTGTATTGGATTATGTGGATTGTTTGGTTGGGTCTAACAAGAAAGAAATATGGCAGAATGATATTTCAATCGTAAATGAATTGGAACACATCAGTCAAAAGTATAACATCGCATTATGGTCTGCGGTTCAAGCAAACAGAAGTGGAATAAACAAAGAACTATCAATAGAAAATATTTCAGGGTCAATATCCAAAGCACAGAAAGCATCATTTATCTTGGCTTTAACTAGAAGTCCCGAACAAGAAGAACAGAACCGAGCAACGATGTCTGTAATCAAAAACAGATTTGGTGTGAAAAGAAGTTCGTATAATTGTGTGTGGGTTCCAGCTGAAATGAAGATTGAACTACCTATTAAAGAAAAACCTTTATTATGAAACAGATAAACAGAATGGAACGATGGTTTCAACGACACGATGTAGAAGCTACAAAACGAAAAATGCTTGAATGGAATACTGATGATTATGAAATATTTTTTCTTAAAATATTTCACACATCATTAAATCAGGAAGAAAGAAACATTTTATATTTTCATTTAGAAAATGATAATATGGATATTGTTGATAATGATGACTATATTTATCAGGGGGGGTTTGCTTTCTAATAGTGTTTCCCATATACTATTCTTATTCGTTTGTCCTAACTATTCAACCCCCCTTTTTTAATTAAACGAAGATGGAACTAAATGATGATGATTTACTGATTAGAAGAAAGCGTGTTGATGAATACGGGGAATGGGAATATGAATGTAGGTATTGTGATAGATGGCTCCCCAAAACAAAGTTTAGGGGTTGTATAGATTACATAGACGCTTATGGGAATTGTTTGATGTGTATGAATTGTAGAGCATCAAAAGGACAACAAACACAAAGGGAAAATATGGATAGGGAACTAAAAGTAATTCTAAATAACTTGAATTATGATACATTAGGGAACATACCGATTTGGATACAATTTCACGAACGACATAATTTACCAATAAAAAACAAGGACAACTAATATTTATAGATTATGAATGATGTAATAACGACCGCTGTAATTGGTTTTATTTCAACGATAGTAGGATACATCGTTGGTAATAGAAAAACCAAGGCAGAAGCAAACAGATTGGAAATTGAAAATGTTAAAGAAGTAATATCTGTTTATACGATGGCAATAAATGACTTGAAGGCTGAAGTAAAAGAATTAAAATTACAATTAGAAAAATACCAAACCCATATTGAAAAATTGGAAAAGGAGTTATATTCTTTTAGAAGTGATATGAACCCTGAAGTAAAACGAAACGCACTATGATTGATAATATAGAAGATGTTGAAGTAGGTGAATTGTTTAACCTACCTATTGAAGACAGGAAGAAGGTAATAGAAGCAGGAGTTGATATATTGTTTCAACAAATCATCATCACATCACAGATGACGGATATATTACCATCGCAGTTGTTAAACAACACACTAGCGAATATTGAAGAACAAATAAAACACCACACCGAAAACGACAACTACGAAATGTGTTATTATTTCACAGAAATCTTTTGGGAAGCAAATAAACGATTAGATGATTTAAGAAAGGAAAAAGGAAATGTGTTCGTGTAAGCAAAGTCCATTACAGAAGGTAGAAAGTAGGCTCGCCAGTCGTGGTTGGGGTAATATAGCAAATAGTGAATTGCGTTTAATAGACGAGTTCATTTTTACAAAATTAGGGGTAAGACCATCTACCCAACAAGAAAGAATTGATATGTATGGAACAGCCAAATCAAAATGATAAACCAAAAAGCAGACAGGGTAATTATGTCTATTCAAGGGAAGCCAAGAACAGACATTCAACTATCCAAAAGCAGAATTGTATTATCAATAAACTAGCCGAAGGTAAATCGGTAAAACAGGCAACCAAACTATGCGGTTGTAGTGATGTTTCTTACTACAGGTGGAAGAAGTATGACGAAGAGTTTAAGACCAAAATTGAAGAATATTTCCAAATTGAATTAGAACAGGCAGAAGAAATATTAAAACAATCTTTAGCAGAAAACCCAAACTTACTTCAGTTTTTCTTAAAACACAGGCACCCCGAATATAAGGTCAAGCAATCTATAGAACTGAACCATACTGGTTTAGACAAAATAGAAGTCCGTGTAATACTACCGACAAATTACCAAGATACTACCCCTGAAGACCCTGATGTTCTTTGATGACTGCCATTATTAAAAACTGGTCTTGGGGATAGATAAAAAGGAAGGTGTAAAAAACCTTCCTTTTTTTTTGTGATATGTTTGGCAGTTTCAATAATTCGCCGTTTCTTTGTGGTATGAATACTAAACGAGAAATGAAATACAAGATGAGCGAACAATTTGCGATTATCCAACACTTCAACGCTAAAAACCCTGTGGTAATCAACCGATACGAAAATATGTATGGTATTACTTTAGAAATGTTGGTTGAAGAAGCCAACGAATTAGTATCATTATACAACCGAAAGTTCGGTAAGAGATTTGGTAATGCTTACTATTGGGTTGTAGTTGATGGTAAGGCATACAAAAAAGTTGAAAATAATTTTGTAGAAATCAATTAAACTAGTATCTTTGTAAGACACAATCACACTATAAAAAAATAAACCACTATGAAAAACCAAGAACAACAAATCAAAGAGAAAATTGAAATCATCATCGGTAATGTAATCGCAGAAGCAAACACCTTGAAAGAATGGGTTGATGTGGCAGGTAATGAAAAGTTCAAGACCAAAATTGGTAAGATTAGTTTGTTGGATTTGATAAACCCATCTAAACTTGACGCAAAATCATTCATCGCTCTTATTAGTATTATGGGTAGAAAAGATGTGGTATTTGGTAATCTTCCTGATGATGTAATCCAAGCGGTTTGTGTGGATATGTGTGGTGATAATTTGACCCAAGAACTTAAAAATATTTTTAACTAATCGCTTGTATAATCCAAATATTATCCTGAACTTTGTATCACTATGGAAAACAATAAAATAATAAACGATTACTTGAATTATGTTTCTGCGAGATTTGGTATTGTTGATACTGATTACTTGGATTGGGTAGAAAATGTATTGGAAGACAATAATGACTTTTTAGAAGACAACCCAACATTCGCACAGATTGACGAGTTCATCTTGGGTGAATTGGAAAGTTTAGAAGATTAAAAAATAATTGAAAATAATTTTGGTAGTATCAAAAAAATCCTTAACTTTGTATCACTATGGAAAACACACAAAACAATAACACGATGAAACCAGTATCACTTGAAACTATGAAAAGCATTCTTGATGAGTTCAAGGAACTTACAAAAACTTATGATGAAGCGAATGAAGATGTTAAATCTATTGAATGTGTAATCGCTATTTTAGCAACACGAGGTTTAATTAAAAATGATTTGGTTAAATAATTTTCATCATAAAAAAGTTTAGTATATTTATAGATATGGGAACAAAGGCAATTTTCAAGATTTACGACAACGGAAAGTTCGTAATGGGTTCGTGGGTTAAATACGATGGTGGTGTGAATGATACATCAGTATTACGACCTGTATTATATTCTTTAAGAAAGGATTTTTCTAAACAAGGGTTTTATCAAACAATCAATAGTATTGTAAATGATGGTAAGTTCGCCACTATCTTTGGTGATAAGAAAACACCATTCATCAATCAAATCAACGAAGAAGGTATGACTAGTCCTGATGTGTTATTTTGGGATATTCCTTTAAGTGATAAGAAATTGATGAACCATTACATTTGGGGTGAGTTTATTTATGAAATCCGTTATGTAAAAGATGGTGTGAATATTAAAGTTTCCTATAACGGAAATGAAATAACCAAAAAGGTTGGAAGGGAAATGTATGGTAATTTAAGAAGTGGTGATATTCAACATAACCTAATTGAATTAAATAAGTGGGTTGAAGATATTGATTACGGATTAAACGATTGTGATTGTAAAGATGAAAAACCCCCAATAGAAAGGAAGGAAGAAGTATGATAGGTGCTAGTAAATTGGACGAACAGAAGGTTCAGGAAATCAAACGACTATTCGCAACAACGATGTTGTGTGATGGGGACATCGCAGAAATGTATGGTGTATCCCGTGAAATGATAAATCAAATCCGTAGTGGAAAGAAATGGAATGATGAAAAAAGGTCATTTGTTATGAAAG